TAGTCCGCATCAGGCGTAGGCCCGATAATGAATGTATCACTAGCAAAGGTGCCGTAATATTTAGGTGTGCCCTTAGTCGATGCGTTTGGATACGTCGATCTGATGAAATTCGCATCCTTATTCCATACCAATATCTGGTTACTGGAACTTGTAATCGACAAAGACAACGGGTAAAGACCGTCCGTGGGCATAGTTAGATACGCATTGCCATCAGTCATGTTACCTGACTGATTCTTGCGATTTACAGGTAGGTTAACAGAACGGTAGATGCGCTGTTCGGCTTGCTTTACAAACGTAGGGATCGCTGCAACAAAAGCTGTTTCAGTGTTGTTCGTGTAATCCTTGATAGCGGCTAGAAGTTCAGCGTAGGTCATGTAGTCACCTTCACGATGCCCACCTGCCCATGTGCTATAAGGTTACCTCCCCCACCACCACCTCCGTTTCCTACAGGATCAAACGCAAACATCTCCCTGCTTGTATCCTGTGCAATATCAGGTCGTGCATTTCTAATAGCTTCTGGATCAGCATAAGTGCCTAACCGACCTAAAAAGTTCTGTGGCTGATCCTCATCTAACATATCCCTACCAACCATAAGACCTGTCATACGACCAGCTTTAATCTGAGGTACAAGATTCTTGATTTTATATCTGAATCCTGTGCGGTCACAAAAGCCAAATGCATATTTGCCGTTAGCATAACGAGCCATCAGGAATACCCCCCTGGCACGAAATGTACAGAAGCTCTGTCACGATCTTCCTGTTCTGCTAGTTGCCACTGAAACTCGTACTCAGCCTTTAGTTCACCTGAGCGCACGAATGCTTCCGGGTATTTCTGTGAAATACGAAATGCCAATCCTGAAACAAGTGCTGGAAGGAAGCGAGCAGGAACATCAGGATTCGTAGACCCTACTGCTCCCGTGTCCTCAATACGTCTGATACGTTGATATGCGAATGTGTACACCTTATCTGGTGTCGGCCAAAGATACGCAACCGGAGCAACAGCCTGCTTATCAATAAAGATATTTACAGGACGCCCTTCGGTAAGCTTGTTAGGTATCGTGGAGTATTGCGATACGCTAAATCTTGAAAGGGGCTGATCGTTTTGTGATGTGCCCGTTCCTTCACGAATCCAATATTCGATAAGATCTACGGTGTCTGCTGGTAGCGTGATTGTGGAAGTGCTTGCAGTTGTGCTCGCAGTTCCTTGTTCTACGCACCAGAAGTTTAATCCGCGATTTGCCCACTCAAGACTAAGAAGGTTCAGTGACCGACGAGCCGTTTCGATATCGTAGCCTGTCTTGGACTGAAGGCCACACCTTTCAAACGCCTCTTCAATAACCTCTGCAATCTCAAGGTTGAATGTCGCAGTACCTGATGTAGCCATTAGCTGTCCCTAAATTTGTTCTTACATTGTGCCTTGAATGACCTGACCTTTCCAGGCGTCAAAGAGCCATTACCAATCAAACCACCACTTCTCATTTTTGCATAGTTTTGAAGCGACGGTTTTTCAGAAAGACTATTAATGATCGCCTTCTTGATCATGCCACCACCTGCATGTTTATCTGTCCAATCTCTTGCAACTTCAGGTTCATTTGCCCACAAATACCTTCTTTGCTTTTCACTCTTGAAAGGCATTAAAAAGCCCTCCAGTTAGGATATTCCAAAGCAATATGGCTGGTATGGGCCACTTCTTCTTTATGATCAGGATAATTTTTCGCAAGCCTGCTATAGTATCCCCAATTATGATCAGCATCAGCCTTCTTTTTAGCGATCTCGTTGTACTCAGGAACACTACTCTCTTTTTTCTTAGCCATTAGTAGCTCTTCCTCAGAGCCACCATCACGGTATATCGGTCGCCGCTTGAATGGCCCGTAGTAGTAAAGTTGATATCTCCGGTTGGGCTAGACGCATTATTTGTAAGAGGTCCAGCCTGACGGAAGTCATAGAATCCGTATCCGCTGAGAGTCCAGCAAATAACATCCGTGGAAGCGTCCCATAGAATATCTACGGTCATACCGGAGCAGTCATACCATATCTGCTGGATTGTAGCTCCAGCGCATGACTTACCAGTACCGGATTCGGTCTGGAGAGCGGAAACATCTACCTTGGTCACGGCACTTTCGCCTGTGCCATCGGAGATGTTGGTGAACTTCATAACGGCGATTCGGTCGCCATCTTGGATCGTTTGGGACGTTACTGCGTCAGCCATCTCATTCTCCCCGCGAGGACAGGACTCCTGGTCCCGCTCACAATAGGAAATATGACCACCCACCCTTAGATGGGTGGCCTTATCTCAGTTAAACATTACGACAGTGCCGCAATCGGTGCATATTCAATAATGAATGTGAACGATCCCGCAGTAGTAGCATCTACGGTGTTCGTAATATTGCAGTAAACCGTCCGCTCAGAAGCAGTGTACTGGACCGACGCAGGAGCAGTAGTACCACTCTCCGTCTGGGCCACCAATGTGCAATTGACGACATTGCCCACTACAACTGTCGTTCCACCATCTAGAATCTGATCTGTGATTGCCGCAACAAGCTCCGCACCGGAACTAGTTGATCCAACCTCAAACCCAATGTCTCCTGTTCCGATAACCGGAGCAGTAATACACACAATAGAAATGTTGGTAATAACGGTATTAGCTGGCTGAGTAAACTCACCGATAGCTGGGCTATCACCTGCTGTGGTATTAACCGTAACGCCTGAAGCGTGTCCAATACCCTTACCTAGAACAACTCTAGTAGTGTAGGCACCAGTTGAACTGCTTTTATCAACGGATTGAAATCCGTTTTCCGACCTTACTGGTCCTGAAAAAGTTGAATTAGCCATTAGTTTCTCCTGTCGTGGCTAGTGTCTACCAATCTCTTGATAGTCAGGAAAAAAAGAAAGGGTGGGAACAGTCCAAACATAGAACCGTCCCCACCCCCTACTCACTACGCTCCGGGTGAACCCCAGATCCCTAACGGATCTGAGACACCAAAGCTGTACCGCTCGCGAGCCTTGTAACGCACGTTTCCGGTATCAAAGTCACCGTCCATGCTTGTCTCAAGTGCAACACGATTAAAGTGCTTCATTCCATTCGGAACGTCGGTAAGCAAGAACCACGCATCCGTATCAGTCAGATAGTGATTCACAACCGTTCCACCCGGAACAACACCCATCGAACGCACAGCGTTGATATCGTTGTCCGAAGTCGCAGGACGAAGCTCAGATTTCATTACCCGTGTCGCCACAAACTGTAGATCAGGCGGGATAACGAGCGTCTGGGGACGAGCAGCGATCATCAGGCCACGCTCGTCGGTCCATTTGCCAATCTGAATAACGGCAGCCTCAAGAGAAGTCTCGTTGAGGTCAGCAGCAGTAGCTGGACGGTTAGAGTTCTTACCACCCGAAACGAGTGGGTGACCGTCACCACCAGTTACGCCATCGCTTGATGCCGTGAAAAGGTTTACACCGTCGCCGCTCTGATAAGCGTTGGTAAACCCGTTGTTCAATGGAACAACAGCTTTAACCTGCTTGGTGTGGGCCATGGCGCGAGCCAAAGCCTTGGTATAACGGGCCGACAGGGAATCATAAAGATTATCTTCCATGGCTTCTTCCGTAATGGCAAAGCCCATGGCGATTGTCTCATGATTGTAGCGAGCGGTGAAGCTCTCCTGTGCAGCGTCATACGAAATCGCTGATCCCTCGTCCTTGACGGGGGCAGCGTCGAAGCCCGAAAGCTTCACTTCTTCTTCAAAAGACCGATCTGAACTTTCCGTCTCGTAGATTTCAGAATGCTCATCGTCGTAGCGAGCATACTCCATCCCGAAAAGCGCGTTAAGCCCAGGAAGCAGTTCCTTGAGAAGTTGTGCGCGTGAAATAGCCATTAGTTAGTTTCTCCTATTGCCCAGTGGCGCGTCGATATTGATGCGGAGAAACCGTCACACTAGACGGCCAATTGAAGGCGCACACGACATCAGGATAAGTATCACTAGCAGTAGTTCCTACAGGAGCCTTACTATCCGGGCCATCAACAAAGTCGATGATACGGACTGGAAGCGTCACCGTTGTCGCTGGTGTACTCGCGTCAAGTGCATTCTTCGATTTTCCAATGCTGGTGCTACCAGCCGTTTGCACTACAGCGGCATTTAGTCCGCGATCTGTAGTGTTGAGGGCTTCGTCTCCCTGCATTTGAAATACAACATTCGGGTCATCAATCACATAAGCCATCGCATCAGTTGCCGTTGTAGACGCAGGCCACTGCGTATTAAACGTCTTCTGGTTCGTTGTACTTGGTGTGTAGGAACAACCCACGAAGATTCCGGCAGAATTCAACGCAGTAGTACCTTCATCTTTAACAATAGTACCATCTGTGTGAACCGTTACAAAATCACCGTTGAAAATAGCGGTGCTATAGCCGCTGGCAATTGGTAAGTGTCTCACCTTGCCCGTATATGAGCCGGAGGCACTCAACGTACCAATTGGCCTCGCACCGTATGGTGAAGCTGAAGCAGCCATGGTAGTTAATTCCTATTTAATTTGGGCATCAGCGGCTTCCGCCACCAAACGCCACACGAGTTTTACGATCAGGCGCGAGAACTGGCATCCGTGGATCGTTCTCACGCATATAATTATTGTCAACGGCTTGCATCTGAGATTCAGCATGACTTTTGTAGTATGCCTTTCTCTGATCCACTAATTCCTCCGGTGCCTTGCACAAGAGGAGACCGCCAACCTCAATACCACCCTTCGCACCCCATTCCGACTTATGATCACTCATAATCTGAAGTTCCGGGTGATCTTCGGAACGAACTGGTTCCCAACCTTCACGAAAGCGTTTTGAAACATTCGTGTTATCAAGATTGCCAACCATTGCTGTCCGTATCCATCTGAACACCCATCCATCCTGTGGATCGGGATCTGGAAGGATTGATGCAGGTTCCCAAGATTTCTGACGAGTCTCGTTTTCACGAGTCTCTAGATCACGGGGTTCCCGTGTAGCGCGTTCTTCAGCCATTAGACCATCTCCTTCATTAACTGGGCCGCATATTGCTGAGGTGTAAGTCCCAAGCGTTTCGCGAGTCTGACCTGGGTTTCCGTCAATCGAACGGTGCGTGGTTTAGCTCCACTATTTCTAGAAGCAGATGCTACCACGGATTTTTTTCGAGGCGGTGCGGAGTCAACAACCATCGTATTATTGGTGCGTTGGTTGCTACTACCGAATTGCGTAGGAAAAACTTCTTTCATACGAGAATCAATCAATTCATAATATTGTTCGGACTCAGGGTCAATCCCTTCATCCCCAACCAGTTTCTCATGTACACCATATGCAAAACTTGTCATTTCCTTATCAACACCAAACCAGGGGTTGCGTTCCTGCCATTCCATGGCCTTCGCATCAGGCTGAATCGGCTCTGGAATATACTGCTGTTGCTGTGCAGCGATCTGTTGATTCTCTGCCAGCACCTGTTGCTTCCAATTATCAATAATTTTCTGCGAAACAGCCGGAGCATGAGCCTGAGAAAGCTGTGCATTGGTCAAATGTTGCTGTGCAAGGGTAATTTGGTCGGAATCACCCGATTCATGTGCTCTTTTGAAGTTTTCTTGGGCAATTACGAGTGATGCGTCTGCTTTATCCTTACTTTGTTGCGTTAAAGCAGTCTGAGAGTCCTGAACAAGCCTTAAAAGCCGCTGATTTTCTGTTTGAAGGTTCTGAGTGTAGTTAACAGCCTCATTTGCAAGCCTGTCCGATGCTTCTTTGGCCCTACGCTCTTCATGGTACTCCCATTTCAGCTTTTTTATGCGTTTTTGGGCACGTTGACCTAATTGTGCGATCTCTTCGTCCGATGCAGCCCCATCATCGTCGCTTTTTGCCGCCGGAACACCCCTCTGGTCCTCTTCCGGGCGGTCATCCACGACTTCAATGTCAATTTCACCCACATCGGCACTCGTTTCCGTCTCCGCAGGAGGTTCTATCGTAGTTCTGACACCTAAAAACTTGTCTTCTTCGGTCATTCTTCCGGTTTCTTCACTCATTTTAGGCCCTTTCCACGCCTCTGGGGTCTTCCACGACCGCCTCTACAGTGTCATCGTTGATTAAACGGAATTCTTT